GAATGTATAATGTTACGTAATGGGGCTTATCGTCGCAGATGCCAACGTCCAGGATGCGATGAGTATGCTTACTTAAAAATTGGAGTCCCGTATAAAATTATTTTATGTAACGATTGCAGATTATCAGGATGGGCAGATGACAACTAGAAAATCTCATAAGGCTAGAGGAGCAACTTTTGAAACAGACATCAAAGACTGGTTTAGAACAAATGGATACGACGCTGAACGACTTGCAAGAACAGGTGCAAAAGATGAGGGAGACGTTGTTGTCCGTTCGGACTTCCTTGGTAGCATTGGAGTTATCGAAGCCAAAGCACCAGGTCAATCAGGTCGCATTGACCTCTCTGGCTGGAGCAAGGAGGCTCAGATTGAAGCAACGCATTATGCGGAAGCAAGGGGGATTGACCGTGAGTCGGTCATCGCTGCGATTGTTATCAAAGCTAGAGGAAAATCAATAGCAGATTCTTATTTAGTATTTAGATTGGGTGATGTATTCGGTGAGTGATATGCCATCAGTGAAGGCAGTGCTTGAACACTATGGTGCTACCATACGCCGAGATCACGGACAAACAAATCTTAAGTGTCCGTTTCACGGTGATACCCACCAGTCAGGCACGGCAAACTTAGATGAGAATATATTTATTTGTTTTGCGTGTGGCATACAAGGTAATAGTTTACAACTTATAGCAAGGCAAGAGGGGGTCGATATTCGTGAAGCAAAACGAATCGCAGAAAGAATTACTGGGGCGAGCAGTCCAACGGTATCAGGAAAACATTTATCTAGCCGAAGACTACCTCAAAAGCAGGGGTATAACAGTGGAGGTGGCACGTCTGGCTCGATTAGGCGTAGTCGCGGAGCCTGAAGTTGGGCACGAAGCGTTCATTGGCAGACTTACGATCCCGTACATTACTAAGACTGGGGTTGTTGATCTTCGTTTCAGAAGTCTTAATCCTGCTGTTGAGCCTAAGTATATGGGAATGACTGGTGCTGAAACAAAGATGTATAACGTATTAGATATTGAACGAGCAGGTGATTGGATTGGAGTATGCGAAGGTGAGTTGGATACCCTTACTCTTAGTAAGTGCATCGGTATTCCTTGCATTGGTGTACCTGGTGCTAACTCGTGGAAGAAACACTACACGAGATTACTTGCAGACTTTGAAAGAATCTTTGTCTTTGCAGATGGAGATCAACCAGGAAAAGAATTTGCAACTGGACTTGCAAGAGAACTCCCAGTCACTATTGTTTCAATGGGAGAAGGTGAAGACGTTAATTCTGCGTACGTCAAACACGGAGCAGACTACGTCAGAGATAAGATGGGAATGGGATTCGATGATTAACCGAGAAGAATGTCCAGAGTGTGGTGAAAAGTTTGAGAATATATTTCAAGCAACTGATCACTTACTTGAAGATGATGAAGAGTTTGACCCTGCACTCATCTTGCCTAATGGGTATAGATTAATGATAGGTTCACTACTTAAGTGTATGTATCGCTACGCTGATAGTCCTAAAGATGTCCAGCGTGTAGCGCAAGAGACTTATTTAACTTTGTTCCTTGCTGAGACTGACCCACGAACTATTGTGGATACAATTGAAGATATGATAGTCAGTTCCAGTGTTGTGGATTTGGATAATGAACTTAAACAACTACTCGAAGATGGAGAATGAAGAAGTATGGCAGATTATATGGCATCTAAAAAATCAAGGGTTCAAGATAAAGAACTTGGACTTGACATCAGGCACCCTGAGTATAACATTGACAGTTCCCATATTCGCTTCCGAGAAGCAGTAGACAGAACCTTCTTTGAGTTGGAGCAATTGCTTCTTAGTAAGCACGATGACTACGGCCCAAAGAATATTAGCGATAGTCCAGGTGGTCCTTTGAATGGATTGCGTGTGCGAATGCACGATAAGTTGGCTCGTCTTAACAACTTGGTTGAGAGCGGTGTTGACCCTAAGCACGAAAGTTTAGAGGATACGTTCAAAGATATGGGTAACTATGCAATCATTGGATTGCTAGTACTAAGAGATGAGTGGGACAAATGATACAGGCTATACTGCTATCGTTTCAACTAGAACTAATGTCTATACTTGCACTAATCAGTGCAATGCTTGGCATCTAAGGACAACGGAGATAACACAATGAAAACAATCGTCTGTATATCTGATCTTCAAGTACCATACCACGATGTAGAAGCGGTCAATGCAATTGCTAAGTTTATTAAAGCATACCAGCCTGACACAGTTGTATCCTGCGGTGATGAGATGGATATGCAGACCATTAGCAAATGGAGTAAGGGCACGGAGTTAGAGTTTGAGCGGTCAATAGGACGTGACCGTGATACAACAAGACAAGTACTTTATGACTTGACTATTGAGCATATGGTTCGCAGTAACCATACTGATAGATTATTTAATACTGTTGCTATGCGTGCACCTGGGCTACTAGGTCTACCTGAACTGCAACTAGAAAACTTCCTTGGACTTGATGAACTTGAAATTAAATACCACAAAGATCCATATGAACTAGCACCTGGTTGGTTACTTATGCACGGTGATGAAGGCAACGTACAGCCTACCGCAGGGGCTACAGCACTAGGTTTAGCCAAGCGTTCAGGTATGTCAGTAGTATGTGGACATACCCATAGAATGGGATTAACACACCATACACAGGCTTATCGTGGGGGTACACCTAAGACTGTATGGGGTATGGAACTTGGCAACCTAATGGATTACAAGAACGCAAAGTATATTAAAGCTGGATTGTTTACGTGGCAACAAGGCTTTGGTATCTTGCACGTTGATGGTAAGAATGTTATGCCACAGTTAGTACCGATTGTTAACAGATCATTTACTGTTGATGGTAAGACTTGGAAGTGGTAGCGTGGAGTGGTCGCGCATTGAACCTTGGGATTTTATTGTAGTTCACGTAGCATCTGAGTACCATAAGAAGTATCAGATGGTAGAACTTGAAGATATAAAGCAGGCATTGTATGAATGGTTTCCTATGCACGCCAACAACCTTACCGATTGGGAAGAACTTGATAAGAAAGATACAAAGAATTTAATCTATCGTTCCTTGCGGAACAGAGCAATAGACTACTGCCAATACTGGAAGGCTAAGAGTATTGGATATGATGTGAGTGATTTATATTATTACGAACCCGATTTAGTAGAAGCATTACTGCCACCTGTGTTACGTGGCGAATGGGGTGTAACTCATAAGTTGAATCTCGGTAGAACAGGGAGACCGAGTGCTCCTTCAGAAGGTGGAAACTTACAGGCTATGATGGTTGAAGTAGACAATGCATATCGGAAGATGAATGACCAAGATAAACGGTTACTCTTCCTCCGATATGCAGAGTCTATGGAGTTCGCAGACATCGCTAAAGAACTAGATGGTACTAGCGATGCCGTGCGTATGCGTGCCACTAGAGCGGTACGTAAACTTATTAATAAGATCGGTGGATTCCGACCTTATCAAGATGTTGATCGACCTGATAGAGAAGCACGGGATGAGCAAGATGAAGAGCAAGACGAATCAATTGAATCGTAGTGGTTCATCTTCTTCAACAGCAAGTATCTCTTCATCAGTAAGCAGTAGGCTCTCATCAAATAGCCCTGCTTCTGCTGGGTCTACATACATATCCTCAGCAAAGGCAGTCATTGATTCGTTAATGAATTGATCCTCACTATTATAGTCAGGATACCAAGGAAGAATAGGTTTACCCTTATCAATAAGGATTAAGCCTATCTCTTTGGTAACCTTTTGTTTATTGTCGAAGTCAGTAGTGGCAGGCAGGTCGTCCTTATTGAACCAATCAATCTTGATTAGGTCAAGGTTAAACTCCCATATACCATTAGGTGTTGAGCATATATACAATGGTGTCATACCAAGTTTATCTGCCTCACCTTTAAGCCTATCATACTTTAACTTCTCAATCATAAGGTCAGGGTAGTGAGCCCTGCGACATTTGAGTTCAACATATATGCCGTGCTCAACAGAGAACGCATCACTTGCTGAGTACTCATCATTAGTTACGTGAACTAAATCGTTGTATAGATTATCTCTGAGAAGATTAAATAGTTTCGTCTCGTCTAGATTTTGTAGTGACATTATCCTCCTGTCGAATAGAACCCAGTCCCCTTGAACTGGATTGCTGGTGGTGTGAAGATGCGTGAAAAAGTATAGCCACAATCACAGTCAATGGTTGCATCTCTGTCATTAACATTACGTGATAGTACTAAGTGTGCGTTGCATTTGTCGCAACGGTATTCATATGTTGGCATTAGAAGGGTCTCCCATTCTCGTCAACTTCATCTCTGTTACGTGCTATTACTGAATCCCAAGGATCAGTTGTATCTTGTTGTCCTATAGCGTGCTCAATAGATTGTTGCCAGCCATAGTATTCTTGCTGAGTCTCACGTTTCTTGACAATTTCGTGTAAGAAATCAGGCATCTTCTATCTCCCCATCTATAGGTGTTGGTGCTGTTGCTAGTGTACCACAAGAAGCGCACTCCATATCTAAGAAGTACATACCTATGTCACCGTCCTCGTCGAACTTGACCTTGAGATTCCAAGTATCTGAAGCACACGGACACACGCGAGTTGGATTACCGCGTATGTCCATAGATTCAGAATAGTCAGGCACAAGATCGTTTATATCTTTACTCATTAGTGCCACCCATTCTTCTTAAAGAAAGTCCAAGCCTCGCAAGGAGTTCCATATCTGTAGTAAATATAATCCAAGCCACGTTCAATTTGACGTGGTGCTGGAGTGTCAGGGTCAAGCCCTAACAGTTGTGGTATACCACCAGCGTTCTTCCCCATAACCCTAATGCTATTGTACGCATCAGGATTCCACGCTGATTCTTTCCCCCACAATCTGTTAAGGCAAGACCACTGTTTTTGTTGCCATTCTTTTAACTTATCTTGTGCGTATGCTTTACTGTCTGTGACATTCCAAGACTGTTGAATCTCTACCGTTCCCATCGGTGGTGTAGGTTCATCTACTCGTTGTCCAAACGTAAGCAGTACTCCCATTATAAGTAGAAAGAAAACTGTTACCTTCATTGTGATCCCCTCACTCTGCTAGCAAAGTGTACTTTTCTTATTCGATCAGTACCCTTGACTGTATTTCTTTTAATAAGAAGTCGCTCACCTGATAGTGTGCCACCCCATATACCCCAGTCAACGTTCTCGCTTTTCATACCTTCTTCTAAGCATTCCTTAATGATAGGACACTTATCACAAATTGCTAGTGCTTGTCGTGCTCGTTCAAGCATAGCAATTTGCTGTGCTTTAGGAACACTACCACTACCTACAGTTTCCAATGTGTCTGAGAACCATAGGTCAGGGTCACTATGACCCGTACATAATCCATTCATAACATTATACCTAGTACATAAAGTATGAGCAAGAAGAATACTATGCCTAACGGAGTAACGCCACCTAACAAGGCGACTGTACTAAAGACAAATATAAATCTGGCTAACTCCAATACTATCCTCTCTACTAAGCGGACATTTTATTCGTCGAAGAAATCGTCCCACATTTCATCGGGTTCTGATGAATCGAACTCGTCACAGTCTCTACTGTTATCGTGTTCGATTCCGCAGTCGTCGCACTCAACATAAATATCAAGTGCGATTGGGTCGTCAATTGGTGGCTGGTATGCCATTAACAATCCTTTCAGTTATGCGTGGTGAAATTTCATTCGCTGTTATGCGAGTGCGATTTATGAGTTCGGTCAAATCTCCGTGCTCATTATTAAAGTGGGAGAGTTGGTCAGCACACTCTAATAGTGTACCAACCAACCCTTCTAAATCCCACCAACCAAGAAAAGTTCCCTGCTCTTGGTGTATTGGGTTCATTACGCGGTGAACACCACATCTACGAACCCATCAAGGCGTGAGTGCTTAGTAACTAAGCCCTTGCTACCTGTGATGTGCTTGTATGTGCCGTCTCCGAGTGAGACCCACATTGACTTAGGCTTGAAGCGGTTCTGAACCTCTTTAGCCTTAACGATAGTACCACGCTTGAGAAACTCTGATGAGTCCTCGTATGCGTTGTAAGCGATTTCATCTGCGATTACTCGCAGTTCCTCGGCTAAACCGAGAATTGTTTCGGTGCTTGACATACTTACCTCTCTAGTTGTCGAACAATCTGTAAGCGTTGTTGCCTACAGAAACTTAGTATAGCATATCCTCAAAGGATTGCTTGGATTTCCAAACCCTATCAGGTGTGTAACATAGACAATCTACTATTGTCTGCTCACAATCGTAACAGGTTTCACACATTGTACAATAGTACGGGTTCTCCACAAAATCTACAATGGCTTCACAGAATATACACACTTCCATATCGGGAATGTCACCTTCTTCTAAAGCCCTATAGTATTTAAGTAGTTCTTCATTGTAATCTTTATCTTCTTCTTTGGTCCACAAGGGAGTAGCCACCACAGTAGTACGCTTGTGCGAACTATTCGACCACCATATACCTTTGTCGTCCCAAGTACCTAACTTCTCGTTGAGAAGATACATAGGATACTGTGCCGTAGGGTCGGTAGTTAGCACAGCAATCTTGCTACCACCTGCCCACTTCTGTAAGATATGGAACACATTATCATTATCTAGGGCAGTAACACCACCCATAGCAGGTAGAGTATCCTCTGCGAATACTCTAGTGTCCGACCTTCTATCGTTGTCGGCTATGTTAATATCTAATACACCATTGTGTGCTAGATAAGTCTGCTCGTCACCACCTACAATAAATGGGTGACAATTCTGCTCGTTCTTTACTCCGTGTGTAGCATACCTAGCGTGCCACATAGCATACCCATTGGGGTATTGCTTACGCAACTCTAAGAACCGCTTGATTATTTTCTTTGCTGACATACCACGCTCTGAGATAATTGTATCTCCTGCGTGGATAGCAAAGCCATAGCCGTGCGGATTACTACAAGCACCAGCGTGTAAATCCTCTTTACTCGGTGTAGAGTTAGGTTCACACACTACTAATAGACACATACTATCACCCCTTACGCGTTGATTGTTGTTGGCTTACTAAGATTTGTACTAGCAACTTTACCTAGTCGCTGATACAAGTCGGGATAGAGTCCATTGTTAGACTCTACATAATCGGAGAACCATTCCCACGATAGTGCGCCTAGTTTAACATCATCTAGGCGTAACTCTCTAGTGTATTCCACCATAGAGTGAGCAAGGTCTAGTGCGGATAGAACCCCACTAGGTTTCATTGTACCCCTAAAGAACCTGAGTTCGATAGTCGTACGATTTTGTGTATTGACCGCAGACATACGCTCACTAGAGTATCGTCTAGGGTCACCGACCTTATGCTTTAACGAGAACACAGGCTTGTCGTACTCGTTGAAAGTATAGACATCATTGAACCTAGCATAGTCGGACTTACGACCAGCGAACTTCATCATCATCTCGGCATTGTGATATACGAGTGAGATAAATCGGTGTAAGTGTGCGCCACTACTAAAGCCAGCGCGACTTATGTGTATGTGTAATCCGCAAGTCGTAGTATCCCACGACCTTGCTTCATAATCTGTACGCAATTTATCTATGGTATCCCACAATAGTTGTGAGTTATCACGATACTGCGTATGCGTATGCGGTTGAGTAACTATCTCGAACCCTGCGTATCCGTCACGACTTATACTAGAGTCGTGCTTTAGGATAGCAATATCTTTGAGTGCGTTACTTGCGTATTCACTTGCGCCGTCTAGCCCACCATTATTACTTGACCTTATCTGAGTTTCTAACTCAAAGCCAAAGAACAAATTGTGCTTAGACTCACCCTTGAATTGGAGTTCGGGCTTACAACTATACGAGTGTACGAAGCCACGATTACCGCAACAACTTAAACGATTACTGCTATTGCCATTGGCATTACAATCGCAAGGGTCATCATCATAGAACGACTCTTCGCAATCACTACAATAATACGCTGATTGGTCGAAGCAACTTTCGCATAGACTATCATCACGAACATAGTGATTATCGTAGTTGTTATCGTATGACTCTTCGCAACCATTACAATAGAACGAGTGATTTTCGGCGCAATTTTCGCACCATACATCACCGCCTACACTTCTGTATTCATCACGAAGTTCGCCGTCATTACAACGCTCACACACCACAGCACACTCATTACAATATAGTGAGCCGTGACTCTCTGAATAGATAGAGCGTTCTTTGTACCCAAGCGTTGAGCAAGAGTCGCAGTAGTAAGAACAATCGCAACATACTACATTGTTATCTAACAATCTAGTATCATCTAAATCGAAGTCACCATTACATTGAGAACACACAACCTTAACATCATCTTCCATTATCCACCCCCCTTCTATGAAGTAGTAGGAATTGTAACATTATAGGCTAACCTTATGATTAAGGTTAGCGTGGTCAATCATAGCGTCTGAAATCTTATTACGCAAATCTTGAACCGATATTTCAAGGGTTACAAAGTTACTGCGTTTATGTCTATCTTGTTCTGTCCGAAGTGCTGACCGAATTATTGTAACCTCACTAGGAGTAAGGTCGAGTAGCAAATTATCGGACATAGCCCGATAACTTACTGAGTCGTCGTTCTAGTACATAGATACGCCGAAAGGCGACCACCAGTACCAGATTAAGCGAAGCAAGGGCGATAATTAAAGCAAACAAATCGCCGTTGGATAGGTTCATCTCGTTACCCTTCTACGATACGCACCGAGTTGTGCGAGTGCCTTACTAGGTCGTGAACCTGCGCCGTCGTTATGGGGTAAGGCGTGGCGTGTTACTTGTCCGAGAGATGAATAGTTCCAATCTCGCGCATAAGTGCTTCACGCCGTTCTTGAAGTTGAATTGCTAGGTTGTCCTGCTCGCTTACCTTGTGGGTAAGTGGCGTGACCTTTCGGGTTGAACGCTTAGCCTTTGCGCGTTTAACGCGCTTTGACTTTGCTTGTTCAATAACAATCACTTCACCATTGGGCTTGGTAATTGTTACTGGTTGTATCGGGTGCTTCGATTGTTTCCACGCTACCGAAGCGCGTGGTTTGTGTCGTACCACTTGGATACTTGCCATTTGTCTATCCTTTCGGTTGGTTGAACTTGTGAACGGATAAGGCGTTACCCCTATCCGTCCGAAAGGAACACTTGCCACGCTTACAAGGCGGTGACTCGCGTTCCTTTGGTTGTTGTGAATTATCGAAAGGCGAAAGGTTGGGGTTCTATCTATCCGCTACTAATCCGCGCTATCGCGAAAGGTTCACAAGAGAAGCAAGAGAGAACTCTTAAATTTCTAGGGTAACAATCTGCCGAAAGAGAGAAAGCAACAAGTCAATCGGATAGCCGATAACTCGCACAATCTTTCGGGGTTCTTTCAACCCACAAGCCAAACTTACCACACAAAGGGAGAACAAGGCGCAAGAGTGAAATGCCAGGTGGTAGATTTGTGGTGATTTGTCCGATTTGTGAGTGTGAGATAGGTCACACTTGCGTAGGGCTAAAGCGTACAAAGTAGGGCAAAGTGGGTCGAAGCGGGCAAGGTGGACATATGTGTAGAAGATAGGGCAAGTCGGGCAAGTCCGACATCTTGGGAGAATACGGACATTGAGATAGTTGAAGTTTCAACTACTTCGGGGATTGTCGCGCTTATACCATAGGTTAGGGCTACAACTTACCATTTAGAGTGTGGCGTTCATCACACAAACAAGTGTTCGATAGCCCCCTTTGGTCAGGTCGGGTGGATAGTCCACAAGTAGATAAATCGACAATTCATTTACAACTTTAACTATCTAGTAAAGGTTTAGGGTTGAAGCCCCAATGGGCTTTGTCGATAAGTCGATAATTCATAACAAGGTCATAATGTGTAGATATATCTCTTTATCGACATTTGCCCGTAGGGTTGTTTAATGTAGTCGTCGTCTATATACTATGACTCCCACAATAATTTTCTGTTATATTCCGGCCTGTGACCAGGCCTTTTAATATATAGCCCCCCATATATATAAATATATATTCACAATGTGTTCGTTTTTAGTGTTTGAACAGGTTATCTTATATGTAATGTATTACATATACGGAGTCGCTCCGTTTAAGACTCCGCGACTCCTATATAATATTATATATAATATATATAATGGGAGAGTTATATCGTTTAATAGGGACCGTTAATAGACTGATATTTAGGGGATAACTGATGGGCAGAAAACCAGGTGTTCAGGCCATCCCTAAACGGGAGGCCCAGGAGAAAGTCCTGATTCAGTTAGAGCAAGGTGCGACGATCACCTCGGCTATGCAGTCCGTAGGTCGCTCAGATGTAGCCTATCGCCAATGGTGTATGGCAGATCCTGACTTCAAGGAACGCGCCGAGAAGGCCCGCCTCGAGGGTAAGGGCATCAAGGCTGACCTGAAGGAACTTAAAGATATTCCGTTCCCTGAGTTCTCCGAGCAGTTCTTGGATACTACGCTCTTTGAACATCACCTTGACTGGTACGATCTGATAGAGGGCCGCGAGCCCCGCTGGATCCACCCAAGTATGACATACGAGCAAGGTGCACTTAACCGTGTCTTGATTAACGTACCGCCCGAGCACGCCAAGTCTACGGTTATTACGACAAACTACGTCGTCTATAAAATTGTTACGAACCCTAACGCCCGAGTCATTATTGTTTCCAAGACTCAAGGTATGGCTCGTAAGTTCCTCGGTGCGATTAAGACTCGTCTTAGCCACCCAGCTTACACAAAACTCCAAGTGGCCTTCGGCCCTAACGGAGGATACAAGGCAGATGCAACCCAATGGTCTGCTGATATGATTTACCTAGGTACTGGCCGCGACTCTGGCGAAAAGGATCCTACGGTGCAAGCATTAGGATTCGGGTCACAGATTTACGGCGCCCGCGCCGATCTGATTATCCTAGACGATGTTGTGATGAACTCAAATGCCCACGAATGGGAGAAGCAAATTGAATGGCTTCAAAAAGAAGTTATCACACGTCTGGGACGGCACGGAAAATTACTTGTAGTAGGAACCCGTGTCGCTCCCATTGACCTTTATAAAATGATTCGCAGTGGCGATCAATGGTCTGGTGGCAAGAGTCCGTTTACTTACTTTGCTCAACCTGCAGTTCTAGAGTTTGATGAGAACCCTAGCAACTGGAAGACCTTATGGCCTGCAAGCAATCAACAAGAAAATCAGATTGATGAGGCTGGGGAAGATGGACTTTATCCAAAATGGGATGGACCCTCTCTCTTTACGCGCCGCTCTGAAGTTGCATCATCTGTCTGGGCTATGGTCTACCAACAAGAAGACATCCAAGAAAACTCTATCTTTTCGCCAACAGCAGTTGCAGGATGTGTTAACGGTATGCGAAAGCGCGGACCGCTTAAACCAGGTGCTCCAGGGCACCCGACGCACGTAGAAGGTTCTTACACAGTTATTGGTTTTGACCCTGCTGTATCTGGCAGGTCTGCATTCGTAGCCGTTACTTACAACAGGTCTGACGGTAAGATCTATGTTCTTGACTGCGTCAATATGTCAGAGCCTAGCCCTCAGAAAGAACGCGCTCTCATTGAAGAGTGGGTTGATCGATATCGACCACAAGAGTTCCGCGTTGAAATCAACGCACACCAGAAGGCGTACCAGATGGATACCGACCTTCGCAACTTCTTGGCATCCTACGGATGTCAGATGAATCCACACTTTACTGGTAAGAACAAGTGGGACGTAGGATTTGGTGTAGCATCTATGTCGCCACTCTTTGGTAGCATAAGAGATACACGCTTTCAGGACAACAACATTATTCAGATACCAAGCAATGAGGGATCAGAAGGATTAAAGTCTCTGGTCCAGCAACTTATTACTTGGAAGCCTGACACAAAAAACCCAACTGACTGTGTAATGGCACTATGGTTTGCTATCATTCGTGTACGTGAACTTATGCAGCAATCAAGCAAGGTTGGGCAATACCAGCAAAATCGCTGGGCTACTCGTGCTCAAAGAGCGCAACGTGGATCACTTAATTTAGACGATGCCTTTGCAGAGCAATGGGTTGAAAACTACGGATAGGATTTAAATGTCTGCAGCAAATAGAATCGAAGGCATTGGTGGTGGAAGCCCTCGTGGCGTCGGTGGAATTACTGGTGGCGGGGCAAAAAATGTCAATCCAGTTAACAAGCAAATAAGCACACGTGCACAAAATATTATTGATGAACTTCGTAAGTCACAAGGTTGGAAAGCGCCCACCCCTGCTGAATCACAGGCAGTAAAGACTGCAGCGCAAAAAAATGCAGTTGAGCGAGCAAAAAAGGGAATGGGTTAATATGGCATTAACAATGGAACAGGTAGCGGCACGAGTTCTCTCGATGCGTTATCGCAACAATGAGCGCGATGCACGCAACCTCGACGTACTTGCTGTCCGTAAAGGAAAGATTGCTGAAGTTTATCCTGACTTTTTCCCAGACGGTGTTGATGCAAACGTAGTAGCGAACTTTATTGATATCGTAGCACGTGACCTATCTGAGGTTATGGCGCCACTTCCTGCCGTTAACTGCTCTGCAGCAAACCAAGTAAGTGACCGTGCTAGAGGTTTTGCTGACAAGCGCACACGTATTGCATCTAACTACTTCCAGAATTCAGACCTTGGAGTACAGATGTACTCAGGCGCTGACTGGTATCTAACATATGGTTTCGTTCCATTCATCATTGAATTAGACGATGAAGCAAAGCTTCCACGTATCCGCATAGAAAATCCTATTGGTGCGTATCCAGAGTTTGACCGCTATGGCCGATGCATTGCATATGCTAAGCGATATACATTAACACTTGGCGAATTGGTATCTCAGTTCCCTGAGTATGAGCGTGAACTTCTTGGTGGCTATGGCTACAAGCAAGATTTAAATGCTCAGATTGAAATGATCCGTTACTACGATAAAGATCAATCATTAATCTATATCCCAACAAAAAACAATTTAATTTTATCAAAGGCTAACAACCCACTAGGCAAGATGATGGTTGTTGTTGCTCGCAAGCCGTCTATTGATGGCGAACTACGCGGACAGTTTGATGATGTACTTGGCATTCAACTGCTTCGCAATCGTTTTGCTTTGCTTGCTATGGAGGCTGCAGAGAAATCTGTACAGGCTCCTATTGTTCTACCACAAGATGTACAAGAACTACAGTTGGGTGGAGATGCGGTTATTCGCACAGCCAATCCAGCTGGTGTACGTCGTGTAGAACTATCAATACCGCAAGGCGCATTCACAGAACAGAATGTTCTTAACCAAGAATTACGTGTTGGATCACGTTATCCTGAAAGTCGTACTGGTAACATTGATGCTTCAATCGTTACTGGTCAAGGTGTACAGGCTCTTATGGGAGCCTTTGACACACAGGTCAAGTCAGCACAAGCAATCTTTGCTGCAGCACTTCGTGATGTAATTAGCCTTTGTTTTGAAATTGATGAGAAGTTCTTCTCTGAAGAAAAAACAATTCGTGGTGTTGACTCAGGATCACCATATGAAATTACATACAAGCCTACCAAGGACATCAAGGGTGACTACTCTGCTGATGTTCGCTATGGTATGTTGGCTGGACTTAACCCAGCACAAGGTCTTATTTTTATGCTACAGGCACTTGGTGGTGGACTCATCTCCAAGGATATGGCAATGCGTGAACTTCCATTTACGGTTAACGTAACACAAGAACTAGAAAAGATTGAAATCGAGCAAATGCGTACAGCATTACTCGGTTCACTTACAGCCTACACTCAAGCGATACCACAGATGGCGACACAAGGCCAGGACGCATCCGATGTAGTTCGTAAGATTGCTTCGGTGATTAAGGCTCGACAAAAGGGACAAGCGTTGGAAGACGCTATCGAGGCTACCTTTGCACCGCAGCAACAAGTTCCTCCTGCTGGAGTTCCTTCTAATGCGGTTGAGCAACCGTCCCCTGTTCCCGCTGGCGTTCCAGCAGGAGGCGCTTCCCCACAAGGAGAAGTTCAAATGCCTCCAGCACAAGAATCAGCACCAGATATTCAAAGCCTTCTCTCTAGCCTAACAGCTGGCGGAGAAGCAAATGCAAGTGTTCGTACTATTCGACGCAGATAATTAAGTAGGGGACAATGACAACAATTATTGGATTAGAGTATAAAGATAGCGCCATAATTGTTGCAGATAGCCAGACTACTGATGACAGTGGTAGAATTTATTCACATCCAGATGTAAAGAAGATTGCCGAAAGAGGCGCATTCTTGATTGCTGGATCTGGTGAAGTATTACCTTGTGACGTAGCACAGCATATATGGGAACCACCAGTTCCTACTAAAGCTGATTATAAAGATTTATATCATTTTATGATTGCAAAGGCTATGCCATCTCTACGAAAATGTCTGTCAGAGAATGGTTATAATTTTGATGAAGATAATAAAGAAATGCGCTTTCAGTTTATTATAGCTGTAGGCGGAGAAATATTTGATGTAGACCAAGAGTGTTCAGTATCTAAATCTGACACAAATGTCTACGCAGCAGGATCAGGTGCATCATACGCACTAGGTGCATTACACGCTGGAGCAGATGCTTATCAAGCAATGGAAATTGCAAGTAAGTTAACAGCATTTACTGCTCCACCGTATACATCTAAAGTACAACCTAAACATATTAAGTAGGAGGAAACGTGGCTGGAGTAAAAGGACGTAGCGGTGGCGCTAACGGCGGACCACAGTATAACCCTGCAAATGTTTCTGCAACTGGTGGAGCTGGACAAAGCGGGACACAACCAGCACGATATATTTCTGGATTAGGCTATGGACAAGGACAGGCTACAATGCAACAACAACAGTCTGCACCTATGGCTGCTACACCACCAACTGGTGGACTTCCACAGTCCAGCCCAATGGAATCTATGTTGCCATCAATTACACCATTGACAGCGCCAACAGAGCGTCCCAATGAACCAGTAACAGCAGGTGGAGATCTAGGTCCAGGACCAGATTCATCTGCACTTAATCTTCCAGCAATGGCTACGCCACAAGCTGAATCACCTATTCAAATCATACAAGCTCTTTATATGCAAGATCCTACAAATGAAGATGTTCGATACATCCTAGAGGGACTAACTTCACAAGGGCGGCTATAGTGGCTAGTTTTCCAAAAGTAAAAAAGGATGCTAACGGCTTACCAATTATGGTTGGTGTAGATGAGCGCATCACTACACAAGATCAAGCAGACTATTCTGATATTCTTAAAGCATCTCAATTAGTTACAGGTATTGACGGAGATCGTTTACGCGGTCTTATCAAAGATAATCCTGGAGCATCTGCTGGTCTTATAACTAGCCTATCTCGTGCAGGCGCAATGCCTGATAACAACCTTGTAAAGGTTCTAACACAGATTGATGTTCAGACTCGTGAACAACGTGCTGCTGATGTAAAAAAAGAAAGCGATAAAATCGCTACACAAAGATTTAATTCAACTCCTTGGGGTTTTGCTTGGTCACAACTTAAAGGTTTAGTACGTGGTTCTGCTGTTGTTGGAAACACACCAGTGGAAGCACTGGCTGCTCCATTTAGAACAGCAGTTGACGGACTTGGAAAAGAATTTAATGCAATTAGAAATGGCGAAGTTGACTGGTTTGGTAATCCATTATCAGGTAAGACTCGTGAAGAATTAGGTTTAGTTAAAGCTGAACCTTTTGCTGCACAAAAAGATATTGCAAAAGAATTTCTTGGACAGCAAACTGTGTTCCAAATAACAAAGCAATTATTTGATGAAGGCAAGGTTGATCTTGGCAGTGGGTTCTTCCCATCAGAAGAAAGTGGCGCTGGATTTGCTGCACGTGAAGAACAACTAAAAGCAAACAAAGTTGCCTTTAAAGTCAATGGACAAACATACTACCGACCTTACGCTCTTCTTGATCCAGTAGCATATGTTGTAACTGGAGGACACCCAGAGAGCAGCACTGCTAGAGTTATTACAGCACTTGGAGATATTGGTGTTGCTGTTGCACTTGATCCGTTCCTTGCAGTTGGAAGACTCAAGGCAGCAAAAGAATTAGCAGATACTATATCACAAGCATCATCTGGTGTCAAGGCAGCTAAGGCTGCAAAAGATGCATCTATTCTAAAGTCTCAACTTGATGATGCAATCAAGCGGACTCAAGATTCACTTGATGCTATGAAGGTGTCATCTGCTGGTTCTAAGAATAATAAAATGAATCAGTACCTAAAGAACTTTAATCAGATGGCCAAGATTCGTGATCAGTATAATAATATTAAGATTGACTATGATAGCATAGCTAACTTTCTATCTGGTCCAGCAAGTGCACACATTATTGATACAATTGCCGATATCTCTGACTTTAGAAAAATTCAGAAGTTGTCCAAAGGTAGACTTACTGTAGATGAAGCGGTTGCATTAGCAAAAGCAACCACTCGTGAAGAAGTTTTGCAGGCTATTGCCCCATACATTGCTGATGGTGCTGTGATTCAGCGCTCATTAGAGCAAGGAACTAAGACTGGTCGTGCTATTTCCAGACTAGCAAGTGGCATTAGCAAGGGACAAAGCGTAAGAGCCTCACAGTTTGTGCGTGGTGCTGCAGCAAATGCACTCAATCGCATACCTATTAGTGAGAAAATCATAGCAATTGGGCGTAAGTATGACGCATACTTGCCAAATGCTGGTGGAACCCTCATTCACGTGAGCAACAAGGATAAACTTGTTGAAACAGTTAATGACATTGGCCGTTATATGGAACTTGATAAGACAGTTCTAGATAACCTTATCAATGACATTGCATTTGCACAAACTGGTACTAAATCAGGTTACGATGCTACAGCAAAACTGTTTGATGCTATCTTTACTAAGTATTCATCACGTTTTCAGGGTGAAGAACTAGAAGCATTCAAGAAACTTACACGTGCATTTGACACTGAGCGTAAAAATACCTCAGCATACTGGGCACAGCAGCACGCTACTGGTGCTGAGATCAACTTTGGTCTAGTAAATGGTAAGCAGATTACTCTTCACAGTTCGCATCTTGACTCAGAGTTACTAAACTCCTTTGTATTCGTACCAAGTCCAAGAGAAATTAAAGATGCACTAGAGTCTGCTAGTAAAATATTTCGCTATACAAAAGATATTAATGGTGCATTGAGTTCTTTTACTGGTGTATGGAAGAAAACTGTAATGGTTCGCCCTGCATATATCTCGAGAAACATCATTGAAGAACAGATCCGTGTATTCGGTGTGGGTCACGTCTCATTCTTTAACCATCCTTTAAGCGCTATGGCTATGTGGATGGGAAGAGATGGCGGTCCTAAATGGAAAGCACTTCTCAATAAACTAGATGAAACACGCAATGATGTATATGGCGTATCACTTAAGGGCAAGACAGCAGCAGAAGACTTCTCACACGAGACGCTTGCTGGTGAACTTGTAGGTCCTTATGTTGCATTTATGTCTGAGTCCTCTATGGGTTCTGCTGGTGATGGTGCGCTTAACAAGATCATTACAAGCCTTGGATACCAGAAGGAAGTATACGGACATCCATCTTGGTGGGGTGGCTATGCTAGTCAAATGCGTATCCTACACAACTCTGCATTCGTACGTAAAGTGCTATCAACTCCAACAGGTAAAGAACTTGATACTGTCAACTTCTTCCTCAAGGGTGAAGGCAAGGATGATCTAGCGCGATTTATTGCATCTAAAGATCAAGAGTTCAAAGATTTTGTAAGTACTCCAGAAGGTTTAATGAAATACTTATTCACTGGAACAAATGATTTAGGTCAAGAAGTATCTGTCCTAGCTCGCATCGAAGAGATGGCTGGCGGAGGAGAAGGTGCATCACTTATCAAGCAACTCATACTAGACGGTAAGGTTGCAATTGGTGGAAAAACAATTGAAATTCCTAATGGAAAAACAATTGCAGAAGCAACAAGTAAGTTAAGCAATAAAAGACTTACTAAGCGTGCTGGATTCACAAAGATAAACGATGAGTTTGCTAAAACTCTACAGAATACATTTGATGGTCTAGGCAATTGGGACAATGTTCGTATGGTTGTTCCAGTTAAAAGCGTTGAAGCTGCTCGTGGAATCCCAGGTGAGTTTGAAAAACTAACTAACTGGTTCTTTGAGAAGGCTGTCCGCTTTGAGAAGACTACAACAATGGGTCCTGAATGGCGTCAGTCTTACTGGGATGCTATCCGCGATCTATCCGCAGGGCTTAATGCTGATGCTATTGCTAGACTACGACCAGTTGCAGAAAAGAGTTTACTCTCTTTAAAGAACCCAATTACTGGACGCAACGTTGGCTCTAACCATAAAGTATGGAATGCTCTAGACGGTGCAAGTGGTAAGGGTCCAATCACCCTTGATGAAGCACACGAGTACGCTGCAAACCTAGCAAATAAAAAGGTTGCAAGTTTATTCTACGATGCAAGTAAGCGTAATCTATTGTTCCATCAGATGCGTCTTATCTTCCCATTTATGCAAGCCTGGGAAAACACACTTGAAGAGTGGTCACGCATTGCGTTGAACAATCCACTACAGATTTATAAAGCAGCCAAGGTTGGTGACTGGGCAAGTAGTTCATCATCATCAGCGTTGTATGAATTAACTGATGCAAAAGACTACTACGATCCAAATCAAGGATTCTTCTTTGGAGATCCACAGACTGGTGAGCGTAAGTTCTTTGTTCCTTTTGCTACTACTGGTTTGAATATACTTCAGACTATGATTCCTGGTGGTTCTGCTGCACGATTAAGTGGTCCTATGGCATTCTCTGCCACACCACAGTCATTTAACTTTGCCCTTGGTGGAGGCAGTTTCTTCCCTGGATTTGGTCCTGGTATCCTTATATCAGCAGCAATGCTTGATGCATTGAATAAGAATCCACTTAAGATACTACCAGCAAATCTTGAAGAAGATATCTACCGTATTGCATTCCCTTACGGACTGCCTGATATCAAGAATCGTGGTCTAATTGATGGAGCATTGCTTACATCTAACTGGGCACGTATTATCCAAGGTGGTATCCTAGGCATTGAATCTGCGTACTCCAGTGCATTTGCGCCAAGTATGTTGTATCTTGCTAATAGTGGAGACTATAGCCTAGATGATCCTAACGATCAGTCTCGATTGGTAAAGGATAGTGACAACTTAGCACGTTACTTTACTATGTGGCGTGGTATCTTTGGTGCACTAACACCAATTCCTTTTGCTATGAAACCTGAAGCACTTGCTAAAAGCAAGGATGGAAACACTGTACTTGCCACAGCACTATGGTCTGACTTTAAGAACCTAGAAAAAGAAGCAGGTTCTAACAAGAACAAGGCATATGCAGACTTCTTAGATACATATGGACCCGAACAGGTGTTCGCTATTGTCAGAACAACTACTGGATTTGAACCGACAAATCTACCTACATACAATTTAATCCGCAAGGATCCATCAGTGCTTGATAAGTATCCTGATATCTATGGAACATTCTATCCTAACGGAGAACTATCACAGGTTCTTTATAAGTTCCAACAGATGCAAGGCAACTTCACAAAGATGAGCACTGCCGATATTATGGCAGAAGCTACTCGTGTACGCTATAAGGCTGCTAAAGATCGCTTGATGTCACGCTCAGTTGGTGAAGGCTGGGAAAAATCACAGTATGATGAAGCCCTTAAATCACTCAATGAATCATATACATCACGCAATTATGACCCAGGTAAAGTAGACTTTGGGTGGCAAGACCGTGCAATAACACAACTAAAGCTTGCTGTAAATGATGATACATTAGTTGATTCAGATGCACTTGCTGGTGCTCGTGCATATCTTATCCAACGCGATAAGGCTCTTGAAGCAAGCGGTATGAAGACTCTTAATAATCAAGCATCTGCACCACAACGTGAGTGGCTTGCTACTGAAGCACTCAACCTTTTAAAGAAGTATCCTGACTTTCAGAAGATATTCTACACATACTTTAAGAATGAATTGGAGGGCTAATGGCTATAGTTGCTACTGGTCAGACAGCCGCTGCTGCTCAAGCAAAGGCTAAAGACAAGAAGAATACGAAACCAAAAAGCACTAATGCTCCATCAGAAGATGTGGTCAACAATCCACCAGCATCTACTACAAGCGCTTCCAGCAAGACAAGTCTCAGCGGCTTGCCTCTTGGTATGCAAGTTAATACTGGTAAAGTTGCTACACAGTATGTAGGTAGTGGTCTAGTACAGGGCGCTCCAGTCTTTAATAGAGTTCAGTACACACAAGATAGTCCTTATCAACTTGTTGCTAATAAAACAAATCAAGAGAAGGCTGATCTTCTGCTTGCTTTGTCAGCAGTGCCTGAGTTATACTCTAAAGGACAAGCCCCAACTACAGACTTTATTCGTCAACAGGGTAATGCTATTTCATTCCGTCCTGAGGATTATAAAGCTTTAACAAATATTATGATCCACGCCGATAAGGTGGGGCAAACATATGATGCAAGTCTCATTACGTTTGTACAGAATCCTGGTCTAGCAAAGCAATACTTTGGTAATGTATCTGGTGCTGGAAAAACTATATCTTTATCACGTCCAGCAGAACTTAAAGCAGAACTTACTGCTAAGTTTATGGACTTGTTTGATATAATGCCAGATGATAAGATATCTCAGTCTTATGTTAAAGATATCAACAAGGCAGAGATGCGTGCCAAAGGCGGCATCAGTCCACAGGAAAAAGAAGATATTTTTCTTAAATATGTAGAGAAGACAGCAAGTGAACGCTTTAAGATTGCTGCTGCTACACCAGGTCAAGAAGACAACATTGCACTTGAGGCTGGATCTCTTGGTACTGTAATCAAGCAGATTCGTAATGCTTATGCAAACAATGGTCTTGCTACATCTGAAAAGAAGATTTATGCTGATGCACTCAAAGGCATTCGTAGCAAACAAGCTCTTGATAATACATTAAATAATATTTCAGTACAAGCAATTACACAGTTCCCAGCATTTAAACAACAGATTCTAGATGGTTCAACTGTCAAAGACTTGCTTGATCCATACGTGCCATCATACCAAAAAATCTATGGCAGTCTTCCAAAACCAAGCGATCTATATGAAGTTGCTGCTGGAACATCAGCAATTCCTGTTGCAGAATGGGAAATGATGCAGTGGAAAAAGCCAAAGATCAAAGAAACTAATTTTTATAAGAATACTATCAACGCCGATATTAGAAATATGGCTACAGCGTTTGGAGCAAATGTATAATGGCTGGCGCATTTGATAAAGAGACACTTAGTTTTAGTACTGTTGATGAACAGGCAAAAGCTGCTGGTTCACGTGCTGCTGCGATAGATGCTGCAGCGCAAGCAAAAATACAAGCAGATTATACAAAAACTAAATCAACTACTGGCAAAACTTTACTTGATCAACAAACAACTATCAAGAATTTAGCAGCACGTGCCAGTGAGATTACAGATCCTAATAAAAGAAAAGCATTTGTTGAAGCTTCTAAAGCTGCACTTGCTGACGTTAAACTTGGTTTACAACTCCAGGCTATAATTGATAAAGCAGAAGAAGCATCTAATATTGCTAAAGATCCAAATAATTTAATGAGCAGCGATTCTATATTTACATCATCTGCCAAAACTGGTATATCAAATACTGGAAAATATTATGTAGATGGTGTGCAAGTAAGCAAAGAAGAATACGTCAATCAAGTTGGTGGGACTGATCGTGTAGTTGGTGGCGGCACTCTTGGTGGGGGGACTGGCGGAAGTCAAACTCCTACAGGACAGTCTGGTGGAGTAGGAAGCCTTCTTGCTAATCCAGAATACGCAGCACTTATTGCATCGCTTGAATCTTACGGTCTTAAAAATATAGCCTCAGTACTAGAGCAAATTCGTGTAGATAACCCTAGCATTTCTGGTGAAGGTATGCTTACCTTATTAAGAAGTGATGCTCGTTACAACAAAGAATATTTGATTAGATTTTCAGGCAATGAAAAGCTAAAGACTGCTGGCAAGCCTATGCTTGATGAGAGAACATATCTAGCAAACGAAGCAGCATATGAAAAAGTTTTCACACAATATCAGTTGCCTCAATTTGTAAATAGAAGTAAGTACGCTGACTTTATTGGTGGTAGCATTGCTCCTACTGAAGTTGCTAGCCGTGTCTCTCTTGCATATGATAGACTACTCAAAGCAAACCCAGGGTCACTTGATGCGTTCAGGAGATTCTTTCCTCAACTATCAACTAGTGATATAGTTGGTGCTATGCTTGATCCAGCAGAACAACTTCCTGCATTGCAGAGAAAAGTTATTGCTGCCGAGGTTGGTGGAGCAGCAATTGAGCAGGGACTTAATGCCTCTCTTGCAGCACAGAGCATTCAATCACAGAAGTATTCTAACTTACAATCTGGTACAGTTGGAGCGGAAACTCTTCAGCAGGCTGGTATCGAGAAGGATGTTGCTCAAGCTGGATATGAGAAGATTGCTACAGAACTTCCAACTATGGAAAAACTTAGTTCCATTTATGGAACAACACTTGAGGCATATACACAGAAAGAAGCAGAACAATCACAGTTACTGGGTCTTGCGTCTGCTACAAGAAAGAAGCAACAATTACTTGCTAGAGAAGCAGCTCAATTCCAAGGAACAGCTGGAACAACAAAGGGTTCATTCTCTACACAGTACCTGAACAGACAATCGTCTACAGGCGCTTTCTAACACAGAATCCTATATGGACCTATCGGCCCCATATAGTGTACAAGACCGATAGCAAGAGCCAGACCAGTTCCCCGATTGGAATCTGAGGCTTGCGACTAAAACGAATAGAAGGGTGGGTTGCTATGAGCAACAACTACTGGGACGAAGACGAAGACGACATAGATACACAAGATGAATCACAAATGGATGGTAGTGACTTACTTAAAAAGTTACGCAAAGCCAAACGTTCTGATGAAAAGCGTATTAAAGAACTCACTGAGCAACTTGAGGGTTTATCCAAGGCGCAGCGTGAGCGTACAGTCAAAGAAGTCCTAGAAAAGAAGGGTGTAAATCCTAAAGCAGTACGTTTAATTCTAAAAGATATTGACGATATTTCAGAAGAGTCAGTTAATACCTGGCTTGATGATAACGGAGATTTGTTTGGGTTAACTCCTGCACGGGACGCATCCGCAGCAAACACTGCAGACCTAGCGGCATTACGCCAACAGGATGTAGTAACGCAGGGTGCAACAACACCTGATAGAGCAGAGAACATAGAACAACGATTAGCCAATGCAGAATCTGCAGAGGAAGTCATTGCTCTACTCCGCTCAAACTAACACATTCATAGTTCCTAGTCACTTGGAGGTGACAAGCAATGGCTAATTCCTACGTATCCACAGGTTCATCCTCACTCGGAGGTACCGCTGGTTCAGCAGGTTTAGTACAGAAGGCGTATGACCGTCTTTTGGAGTTTGCTCTCCGTTCAGAACCACTTATTCGTTCTGTCGCAGACAAGCGCCCAACTAACCAATCAATCCCTGGCTCAACAGTCGTTCTACAACGTTACGTTGACCTTTCAGCAGCAACAACTGCACTCACAGAAGACACTGACCCAGATGCAGTAGCAATGTCTACACCAACATCTGTAACTATTACTCTTAACGAGTATGGTAACTCAGTGTTGGTGACACGTGCGTTGGAACTCTTCAGCCTCGCTGATGTAGACCCAGCAATCGCTAACATCATTGCATTCAACCTTGCAGATTCTATTGATTCAGTCGCGATGACAACTCTTCGCGGTGGAACAAACGTAATCTACTCAGGTTCAACTGCAACATCAACAGCAACAGTTACTGCTGCTGCAACACTCTCTTCTGCAAACATCCGCAAGGCTGTTGCAAAGTTGCGTGCTAACAAGACAACTGCCCGCAAGGGTTCACTCTACTGGGCTGGTATCCACCCAGAAGTTTCACACGACCTTCGCGCCGAAACAGGCTCAGCAGGTTGGTTGCTTCCTAACCAATACGGTTCTGCACAAGACCGTATCTGGGCAGGAGAAATCGGTACCTATGAAGGTGCTTATTTCGTAGAGTCTGCTCGTTTGTACAATGC